AAGGGATGAAAATGCTGCTAAAAATATATTACATCGAGGATTAAGAGAATTAAGTATGACTATATAAATTAATATAACTAGGGTAGGAACTATCCGAAGTTACGCCTGTGGAGTTAGTAGGTTGCGAGGACGAAGAAGCAGGAAGAAGCCTACGACTTCAGTCGTGGGAGGTTCACAAAGGTTTGGTTGATGAAATTCTTTAATTTTTTTATTTAATGATGATTGTGTAAATAATCCCATTAAACATTATATGTCAATATATATAGATTTGTCAAGTAAATTACACTTCTATTTTTAAAGAAAGGAATGGTGACTTATATATAGTTTTGTAGAAGAATTAGCTAAATATGGTCTTACTCCTGAAACATATGAAGAATGTTTAGATTTGTGTTTAAAAAAAGTAAATAAAGTAATTGATATAGATTGGTCTGATATAATTGATAAATACAATATAGATTTGCATTATGATAGTTTGCGAAAAGCCCAACAAACAATATTTGGTGGTGCTTTTGTAGCTGAATATTTTAAAGATAAATATTCAAAACAAAATAATGATATTAATTATTTGAAAGAATTACAAGTTCAAAAAGATGAATTATACAAAATCAAAAGACAAATATATGACCAACGAAAAGAATATAATAAACTTCTAACTTCAGATGCCAGAGCTGAACATTTAACTGAAGAATTAATATCAATAGCCAAACAATTAAATAAAGAAAAGCCTTTAGAATTTGATAAGTATGTTATTGATTATTCAGATAGAGAAGCTATAATTGTATTCGCAGATTGGCATTATGGAATGGTTACAGATAATATTTTTAATACATATAATGTTGATATTTGCAGAAAACGAGTTGAAAAGTTGGTTGCAAAAGCAAAAAAACATTTAGAACTATACAAGCCTAAAGTATTGCACGTTCTTCTTTTAGGAGATGCAGCTCATGGGGCTATTCATACTGGTGTTAGGGTAGCTTCTGAAGAAGACACATGCGACCAATTAATGCATGTTACTGAATTGATGGCAGAAGCAATTAATGAATTAGCTAATAAGGTTGAATCTACGAGAGTATATTCAACATATGGCAATCATTTAAGGACAATTCAAAATAAAAATGATAGTGTCCACACCGATAATATGGAAAAAATCATTCCTTGGTGGATGAAACAAAGATTTCAAAATAGAAATGATATTGAAATTGTATATGCAGAATTTAAAGAGTTTATTAAATTAAATGTTTTAGGTTATAACATTGTTTGTACACACGGAGATCTTGATAAATTTAAAGATTTAGGTGTAACTGTAAATACCATTTTTAGTAAAATTTATGGAGTTACAATAGATTATACTATAAGTGCAGACAAACACCATCTTGAAGAATTTGAGCAATTTGGTATTGAAAGCATATTAGTTAGGTCATTAGCAGGCACAGATGATTATGCTAATGAACGTAGATTATATTCTAAACCTGGACAAACATTGTTAATATTTAATAAAGATGATGGTCGTGAAGCTACTTGTAATATTGTGTTAAATTAAAATAATTATTTAAAGAAAGAAGGGGTTGCCATCAAAGGTATAAGAGTAAATGAAACATTTCTGAACAGTATTGCTTTAGTAAGAGATGTTTTTGATACAATGGAATATATACATAATAATTTAAATAAAAATCATGTTGTAGTTACTATTCTATGCAAAAAGAATTTAGTTGAAGAACTCATCAAAGATTTAAGTGTTATGACTTATTTAGTTAACAAGAAAATAGAATTTGAATTTATTCATTTAGATAAAGAATTAAATTCAAAATATGGTGTGTCATTGATTTTGGATAACGGAAATTTAAGATTAAATGTTGAAACCGCATGGAATGTAGATAGATATAGAGACTTCTATGCGGATTATTTATATATAAGCAAAGATTGTGATACTGAATTATCCAAAAATCAATTTATGATTACTGATTATTTTACAACATTTGATATAAAAGGTGTAGCTAATGAATAAAGAAAAATTAAAGCAAATTGCTACAGAGGCGTACAAAAGAAAAATAAGTCCTAAGCCAATTATAATACCTAAAAATTTCAAGTATGATCGTTTGACTATAACCAAACAAAATACTTGGGATCGTTTAGGTGTGTGGCTTATTTAGATGAAATATGGATTTTATAAAATTGTGGCTCAAATGAGCGTGAATGTATAGTTCAAATGAGAGTGAAGAAATATATATTGGAGCTATGTCTGTCAAAGGATATAGCTCTATTTCTGTGAATAAATCGTAAAGGAGGTTGGCAGTTTGCCAAGTAAAAAAAGAAATGCTGGTAAAGTGCCAGCTAATAAACAAAAAGGACAAAAAGTATGTACTTGTTGTCATAAAGAAAAGAAGTTAACAGATTTTTATATTAGTAAAAGTCCGTTATTTTCCGTTGATGAACGAGTACCAATTTGCAAAGAATGTACTATTTCGTCTTCATTAAATGAAGATGGAAGTATTAATGAACTTGAATTAAATAAGCTTCTTAGAAAAATAGATAAACCTTATTATAAGGATTTACTAGAAAGTGCAAGAAAACAATTTAAAAAAGAACACTCTTATATAAATGAAGAAGAAATTTCATTTCATGGAAGAGAATTATTACAAATTTATTTTAAATTAATAGCTATGAGACAAGATAGAGATAAATCTTATGATGATTCTGAAAGAGATGGGTTTGTTCATAAAACAAGTAATACAAGCAAAAGCGAAAAACAAAAAATAGCTCAAAAATATGCAGATATATCATCTACACCTAAAAACAAAGAAGATGTTAAACATTATACTGATATAGGTGATTTTGAAGTTACGGATGATATAAGGGAATTATTTGGTGATGGATATTCAACATTGGAATATAAGAAAATGTATGATAAATATGAAAAATTAAAAAAGAATTATTCTCTTCAAACAAATTTACATCAAGAAGCATTAGCTACGTATGTGAGATTTAAGGTTAAGGAAGAAGAGGCTACAGCTAAGGGTGATGTAGACGAAGCTAAAAAGTGGTATGATGCAGCACAAAATGCAGCGGAAAAAGCAAAGCTTACACCTCGTCAATTAACACAATCTGATTTGCAAGGTGGTATAAATAGTTTTTCAGAGATATTTAGAGCAGTTGAACAAGCAGTTGATATTATTCCTATTCTACCTAGATTTAAAACTAGACCTAATGATGCTTTAGATTTTATTATTTGGTGTTATATTGATTATGTTAGAGATTTACAAGGATTACCACATTGTACTTATGAAGAAGTTTATTCATTCTATGATAAAAGGAAAGCAGAATACATAGCTCAATATGGCGATCCATATGGTATATTTAATGATGATGTTTCGGAGAAACTAAGACCAAATATTAAACAATTCATTACTCTCCCCAAAGACTACGAGGATGGTGATGATGATTAAATGAATATAGAGCAAATAAAAAAGTTGCAAGATGATACTGTTTTTGGAAAAAATTTATATAAATATGTTGAATTAGCTAGTTGGATGGCATGGTATCCTGATTTATTTTTAGATTTAATTAAACCTGAAAAAGGGGCTTTGATTCTTCATCCTGACCAAAGAATATATTTACGTGTAATTATGAGATTTGCAAGTGTATATGGTGTTTTTCCAAGAGGATGGAGTAAAACATTTAATGAAGTTTTAGCAATGTTTTTAGTTGCTATTAGATTTCCTGATATTACTTTAGCCCTAACAGCTCAAACCAAAGAAAACGCTGCTGAATTATTAAAAGATAAAACATATGAAATATTAAAATATTATCCGATGCTAGAAAACGAATTATCTGAAAAACCCAAATTTTCTAAGAATGATGCCGAAGTTAATTTTAAAAGTGGTGGGAGAATTGATGTGCTTGCTAACTCAAACGCAAGTAAAGGTCAAAGAAGAAAAAGAATTAATATTGAAGAATCAGCTTTATTAAATGATGCAATGTTTCAAGATGCATTAAAACCTATAGTTGAAGTTCCAAGATATACAATTGGAAAATTAGGTATTGCTGATCCGCAGGAACTAAATCAGCAGATAAACTTCTTTACTACATCAGGTTTTAGAGGTAGCGATGAGTATCAAAGAAGTATTAATATGCTTAATAATATGATAAATTTAAAAGGTGAAATAGTTCTTGGTTCTAATTGGATGTTAGCTTGTTGGTTTGGTAGAGGTAGTACAAAAAGTCAAATTCTTCAAAAGAAAAAAGACATGTCTCCTATTGCTTTTGCACAAAACTATGAGTCAAGATGGGTTGGAAGTACAGATGGTGCATTAGTTAATATAAATAAGTTATTAGATTGTAGAAGTTTATCTATTCCTCAATTAAAGATAAATAATGAAGATGAAGAATTTTATTTAGGAGTTGATGTTGCACGTTCACAAAACACAAATAATAACCAATCTTCTGTTGTTGTAGCTAAAGTTAATCGTAGTAAGGATACTGGTAAAATATCAACTATTGATATTGTTAATATTGTTAATATTCCAAATATATTAAATTTTACAGCACAAGCTTGTAGGGTTAAACAAATACAAAGGCGATATAAGGCTAGGGCTGTTGTAGTAGATGGTAATGGACTTGGTTCTGGTTTAGTAGATGAGCTATTAAAAGAATCTTTCGATCCAATCACTAAAGAATCACTTGGTTGTTGGGATACTATTAATACTGATAATATGCCTGAATTAGATGATGCAGAAAAAATTGTTTATGATTTAAAAGCTCAATCTGTGCAAAATAAAGTGGTAACAAATTTTATTGATATGGTTGATAGTGGTAAATTACGATTACTTTGTAAACGTCAGTTATCAGAGTTTTCAGATAAAGAAATGGATGATATAGAAAATAAAGTAGAACCATATTTACAGACTGATAATTTTGTTGAAGAAGTTGCAAATTTAAAACTAAAGTATTTACAAAATGGAGGCGTTACTATAGAAAAAGTCGTTAAAAAATTAGACAAAGACCGAGTTTCAGCATGTATGTATGTATTATGGTACATTAATGAACATTGTAAAGATGTAGGTGGCTCTGATTACGAATATTGTTTCTTTGTAAATTAACCGAAGGGAGGTAATTTAATAAAATGGATATTTCATACGAAAGTCCTCCTAACACAAATTATGAAGTAAATAGTTATGTTAATACTTTGGAGTTTAATTCAATATTTGGCTTAGATGTATATGATTTATATGATCCTGAAGAATTAAGTGATATAGTAGAAAATCCAATGGCAAATAATGATCAACTTAGAAAATTATCAAATAGATTATATGCATCTAATGGTTTGTTTTCAAAAGCAGTAGATTATTTAACTGCTATGCCTACTTTGGATTATGTAATAATTCCTAGAGGAAATAGCAAAAATAAACGAAAAATAAATAAAAATTTGATGGATTCTACATTAAGAACAATTCATCACAAAGAATTTATCAGGGACGCACTATTTAAGGCAATGATTGATGGTGTGTCTTTTTATTATGTTGATTTTACAAAAAGAAAAGACGACCAGAATAAACTTCTTACTGATTATGAAGTAACAAATATTATGGAAATCAATGAATTAGGAGTTAATGCTGTTGTTTTTCCTTTGCCGACAGATTTTACAAAAATAGTTGGAAGGAAAAATTCATCATATGTATTGGCATTTAATTTAGATTATTTTTCAAAGTTTTCTCCTAATGAATTAAAGCGAAAATTAAGATTATATCCCAAAGAAATAAAAGAAGCATGGGAAAAATTAAGGAAACAAAAAGATAAAGATGGAAAACGTAATTGGGTTGTTTTAGATAATTCAAAGACTATAACTTTAAAAATACGAAGTAAAATGGAAGAACCTTGGGGTAGACCATTATGTTTGGCTGCTATAAAAAATATTTTGTATGCTTCATATTTTAAAGATACTAAACGTTCTAAACTTAGTGAATTAAATAATAACATAATTTATCAAACATTTCCTGAAGGAAAAGAAAAAGGTACATCTGCTTTGACAAAGAAACAACAAGAAGATCAACACAATGCCGTTAAAACAGCTATATTAACCAAAAATAATCGTAATTCTACTTCATTCTTTTCTGTTGCTGCTGGTACAAAAATAGATCAAATAAAAGTTGATACTAGCATCTTTGATGAAAAGAATGAAAGTAAATTATTAGATGATATTGGCGTTGATTTAGGTTTTATGGCTAGTTTGTTAAGTGGTGGTACTTCGGGTTCTTATGCTGCTCAATTAAACAATCTACAATTATTGTTATCAGAAGTGTTTATGTGGATTGAACCAATAACATTAGAACTTGTTAAAGTGATAAATCAAAACATTATTAAAGATAAAAAGAATCCTGTAGATTTATATTATTTGCCATGTAGTATTATTACACGTAAAGAATTTACTAATCAAATGAAAGAACTTTATTTACAAGGTAAAGGTTCTCTTATTGCTTGGATAGCAAGTACAGGATTTAATGCAGATGCTTATCTTACTTTAATGGATATGGAAATTGAAGAAGGATTTGAGAAAAAATATGTACCACATCAGACCAGTTTTACGTTGTCAAAAAATGATAATAAAGGTGGTAGACCTCAAGTAGATAGTCCTACAAATGAAAATACGATTCAATCAAAAACTAATAATTCAAATGGTCAACCTAAACCATCGAATCAATAATATTAAAGAAGCTTACTATGTAGCTTCTTTTTTATTATACATTTTATGAAAGGCAGGTGAGAACTTGAGGATTTTTGAATTATCCAAAAAGGCAACCAAAAATGGTATGCGAAAATTCAAGGCTATATTACATGAAATATATCCAAATGACTCGGTAGTTAATAATACTGGTACTAAATTTAATCTTAATGGAATTACATGGATTGAACAATACTGTAAAAACAATATTGATAGCATTAAAAATATGAGCGTTACTGTTGAATTTATAGATGATGAAAGAGTAGACATATTAGGACATGGAGAAACAGGAATTGAAGATGGCATTCCTGTTTACAACAATGCTACTGTTGTAGGTCATTTTACAAATGGTTATATAACAGATATGAAAATTAATGGGGAAATGTCACATGTATGTGTTGGAGAAGGTTATTTTGACTATATGAGATATAAACCGTTTATTGATAGCCTTGAACAAAGAATAAATAATGGAGAAACCATTTTTGGAAGCGTTGAAATAATGGGTAAGCCTGAAAATGACAATAAAATTATTTATTTAGATGGCTGGAAACCTGAAGGGCGAATCCCAGTTGATTATCAATATAGTGGCTGGGCGATTTTAGGTATTAAACCTGCCGACAATAAATCAACATTGGTAGAAATAAATAAAAAGGAGGATTTTAGCATGGATGAGAAAGATTTAAAGGCTCTCATTGAAAATACTATTCGTGAAACAAATAGTAAGAATGATGAGTTGTCTAAACAAATTAATGAACTCAATTCAGCTATAGAAGAGAAAAATAGAACTATTGCTGAATTGAATGCAACTATTGAGCAGTTGAATGAAAAGATTAAGAATTTTGAAACCGAAAAGGAATCTTGGATTTCTGAAAAAAATAGTTTAGAAGATAAGATTTCAGTTTATGATAAAGAAAAGAAAATTAATGAACTGAATGAAGCAATTAAGGAATTTACAGATGATGAAAAGAAGTATGCAGAAGCAGAGATCAATGCGTTTAAAGAGAATCCATTGAATGGCGACATTGATAAGATAGTTTCAAAAATTTGCACTGGTATTGTTAAAAAGCAGAAAGAAATTGCTAAGCAGACAGAATTAAATTCTGCAAATGACAAAGATGATGATGTTGAAGATATTTTCTCAGAGGTTAATAACTATGACCTTGATGGAGCAGATGATAACGATAGTATCTTTTAGTTTATGTAATAATAATAAAAAAATAAAGGAGGAATTGTAATGGTTAAGCCTTATACTATTTCAATGTATGAAAAGTACGCAAACGGTTCTAGCGTTAAGGCTGGAGCAGATATTTTAAATGGTTCTTTTGGTGTAACTAATGATGGTGTATTTGTTAATGCTAATCATGCAACTCATGTTGCATTGCAGGTGGGCAAGGGTGATGAAAACCACACAGATTTTGTTATTCCTAGTGGTGCAGACTTGAGAGTATTCGATCTTAGAGATTGGGTAGGTAAGTGTTTGCAGGTTTCTCCTGTTCATATTAAATATGATTCTGGTCAGAGTTATGCTTCTATTACAAAGGGAACTTTATTGAGATCTGATAATGATGGAACTCTTGTAATAGATACTGAAGCTGATAATGATACTGGCAATGTTTATTTAAAGGTGATTGAAAAGATTGAATTTGATGGCAACGGAGTACTTTGTGAAATTTGCGTTGCATAGAAAATAAATATTAAACATTAAGAAGGAGGATTAATATGGATTATACATTTGAATTAAATAATGCAAGAAAAGATGAACTGTATAATGCTAATCAGCAGCTCAATGTAAAATCACCTGTTGTGGAAGTGTTTTCTGCAATGGCTGAAGGCAGAGAATTGTCTTCATTGAAATTTAATGAGAAGGTTGTAAATAAGGCAAGTAAGTATATTATAGATCTCGCCAAGAGAGCAGAGAATGGTGATTGGTCTGCAATGGCAGAGATTAATACTATTAGGAAATTTGTAATTGAACCCAAACTTCTTCAGGAAATAAAGCTGCTTAATTTGTTTGGTTCTTATAAACAGCTTGGCTGGAATGAGACTATTGAGATGGAAACATATGAGTGGCTTGGTGTTGAATCAAACATACAGGCTGAAGGTACTGATGTAACATTCCCGATTCGTAAGAAGAAAAAGTACCCTCTTTCTCCTATAACTATTTCAGGTGGTTATGCTGTTAATTATCGTGAAATGGCTTTGGGTGATTTTGCAAAAGAAAATGAGGGAATGGAAGAAGTACGTAAAGATATGAGAAATAAAGCCGCTTTGTATGTAATAGAAACTGTTTATAAGGCAGTTAAGAATGCAACGGGTATCAAGTATTTCTATGAAAATAATACTTTGGCTAAGTCAAGTGTCGATGATCTTTTGAATAAGATTAGACGTTTTGGTAAGCCCAATGTAATTGGTGACTATGCTGTACTCTCACAGTTTATTCCTTGGGTTGGATATGTTGCTTCTGTAAATTCCAAGGATGTAATTGGTATTTCACAGAGATTGCTTGATGAGATAGCTGATACTGGTCTTGTTGGTGTATACATGGGTGCAGTACTTAGTGAAATCCCTAATCCTTATAACTTTAACAAGAAGACTGCTGATGGTACTAATTTTGATACTTTATTGCCTGCTGGTTTAGCATTTGTTGTTCCTACTGGTCAGTCTACAAGTGCTATTCAGACATTTACTCAGGGTGGATTAACAACTTTCACTGGAAACGATGTAACTAATGGTACAATCGTATCAAGATTTGATTTAGCTGTTGCTGCTGGAGTTGTGCCTGGTAGAGAATATGAGGTTGGTATTATCCACGATAGTTCGCTTGATTCTCTTGTTTAATAATACAACAGAGGGCGTTAAACAAACGCCCTCTTTATTTATAAGAGGTTGGTTATATGAAGGACTGTGAATTGTTTTATTGTTATTCAAAAAGATTATCACATTTTCTTCGTGCTTTTATTCCATATAAAAGCGTTGGAATAAACAAAAATACTAATTCAAAATATTATACTTTTGAAAAAAGTGAAAGACTTGATAATTTAATAAAACATTATAATCATATTAAACATCGATTATAGTTGTAATTAAGAAAATTAGTTGTGAAAGGAGAAAAATATATGGTTGAAAATAAGAATTTTGATTTAGATAAAAAGGTGACAGTGAGAAATATTGCCCCTTGGCACGTTGCTTTTCCTAATATTGAAGACAGAGGCGATACTACTTTTGCTCCTAACGGAACTACTAGAGTTAGGAGGGATGAAATAATAGCACAGATTCAAAGAGGAAATAAACTTTTTGGTTTAGACGAATTTGGTTCACATGCTACTCTTTATATAGAAGATGAAGAAACAAGAAAATTTTTAGAGTTTGATTCTGAAGATGGGAAAAGAAAACAAAATGTATTAACCCCAGAGAAAGCAAAAGAATGGTTTGCATTAAAATCATTCAAATCATTTGAAAAACATATTCGTGAAAATGTTATTACAAGAGCTGAAAAACAATATTTATTAACATTGATAGAAGAATTAAAGATAAATGAATACGACAAAATTAGTTTTTGTCAGGAATATTGTCAGTTTACATTAAGGTAAGGCAGGTGGTGAAATGGCTAATACTACTGCCAATGATGTAATTCAAAATTTTCATAGTTCCTTTCAGGATAAAAAAATACTTCCAGATGGCATAGAGTTAATGTGGTTAAAAAAAGCAAATAGTAGATATAGCGTTGAATTGGAGCCGCTAAATTTTGATGAAGAATTGCAAGAGTATGATAGAGAATTAGACCAATATACAATTGATACTCTTGCTGAATTTATGAAGCAATATTATCAAGAACGTGAATTATCAAGAATAAATAAAATAGCCAGCATTGTAACAAAAGATGTTAGTTTTGATGGTATGGGTAATACAAAAAAGTATATGAAAGAAGAACTGGATTATATATCTGGAAAAGCACAAAAAATGATTAACAATCAGAAACCTACTGCTTATACATAAAGGGGGTAATATTATGTCACAAGATTGGTATTTAATAAATCCCCAACACCAGCAGTTAAGCGGATATGAATTTGATTACTTGAGTAATTTCGGATTTGATTCATTTGCTGAGTTACTTGATTCATATATTGCAGAAGATGTTGAGATATATAATACAGAATTATCTGATTATATTATTACAAAATCTATAGTTAATGATAAAGTTAATGGCTCTTCTTTGACAAAATTTACATTATCATTGTTATTACCTTTGGATGTTGATTGTAATACTGGTATGTATATACGATATAAGGATAATTATTGGATAATTACCAGTAATGTAAATGATAATTATATTTATAAAAAGTTAAATGCTGAACTATGTACTTACACTCTCAAATTCCAACATCCCAAAACAGGTGAGATACTCTCCTATCCTTGTATTACTTCAAATCGTATTCAAGGTATTGGGGAAAAGGAAACTAATATAATGACTTTGCCTGCTGGTAATAAAATTGTTTTGTTGCCATTTAATGAAAATACTATTTTATTACAAAATAGTGCTACAAAAATATGGCGATTCTTTGTAGATAATCATCCTATAAATCCTAGACCGTATAAATTAACATTTGCAGACACAACAAGCCGTCATGGGTTAGTTGAATTGTATTGCACCGAGGATGAATTAATTCCTAATAAAGATAGAATTGATTTGGGTATATGTGATTATTTTGAGCCTACTGCCCCATCACATGATGATAAATATATAACTATTACTTCAAGTGGCAAATTAGTTATTGGTGGTATTCAGAGAACTTATACTGCTACCCTATTTGAAAATAATGTTGAGCAGCCATTTAATCCAATATGGAATATTGATTATAATAGTATGCCCGAAAAATGTTTTGTTATTATGTATGAAGGTAATAAGTGTATGATTAGGATAAAGGATGATTACGAAATTTATAATCATATTGGAAAAGAATTAATTATTTCATGTTCAACTGAAGATGGAATTGTAAGTACAGATTATAAAACTATTGTTTCTATTTAAGGAGGTGAGTGGATGGTCAATAAAAATAAAAAACAGATAGGGCTTTTTCCACTTGCTAAAGCTAAAGATAAAATAATTAAAATGATTGATGCAAGAGAAGATATAAAATCTCTTATTTTAGGTGAAAACTCTACAGAACAAAATTTAGATGAACATATTTTTGATGTTTTATATGTTAATAAAGTATTAGACAAAGTTGGAACATATGTAACATTAGATACTAGATTAATTGATGCTAATTTAAATACAAGTTTAATTGAGATTATTATTAATGTATTTTCTCATTTAGAATGTGTAGAGTTGTCTAATAATGAAAAGCGTCAATTTTATAATCAAGGTTATTTCGGCAATAGAATTGATGTACTTATTGATTTAATTTCACGAATGTTGTGTGGTAATAATGAATTTGGCATAGGTAGATTGGATTATAGATCAAAAAATCCAATAGATATTATACGTCCATCAACTGAACATTATGGAAAATGTATTTATTTATATATGTATGATTTTAAAATAGGTGACAATATATGAAATTGGAATTATTTGATTTATTAGATAAAGAGCCAATTGTTATAGATGGAGTGGGCACATTAAAACCACCAACATTACGAGAAATTAAAAAACTAGGAGACTTGTACAATTTATATGTTGTACTTTTACTTATACATCCTAAAGATTATATAAAAACTTTTAATTTGTCCAATGTTTATTTGGATATAAATACTGAATCATTAACAATATTTGATTTGATTGAAGAAAACGAAGATGTGGCAAGACAATACTTATCTTTGTTTTCTTTTTTCTTTATTGAAGAAGTTGTATTTAATAAAATTTTCAAAAATTTTATTTTACGCAATAGAGATTCAATAGTTGGCTATATTGATAAAAACAATTTTGAAGATATACGCAATTGTATAGCTCAATTAAATTATTTGAAAACAGAAGAAGAATTAAAACAGCCTAAATTTAAGGGTAAAAAAGCTAGGCAGATTGCTGAAACAATAGCAAAAGCTAAAGAAAGATCTAAAAAGGATAATCAAAATATACTTGAATTAACATTGGCACAAAAAATTTCTAAATATTGTGCTGACAACAAAAATGGGATAAATCTTTTGAACGTTTTCGATATGACTGTTTATCAATTTTACAATCAATTTATTCAGCACAATTATATTAAACAATGTGATTTGCAAAATGCAATTTATGCCAATACTGTAAATATTACGGACATAAAAACATTTGATCCTAATCTATGGTTAAAATAAAAAGGAGGTATACATAATGAGTAAGGATGTTAATAGAGCTAATAGAGAATGTGCTAATCTTGACATAAGGGAATATGGTACAAATAAGCCTTTCTTGTTTGCTGATTATTGTAACACAACTACTGCTGGTTTTACTGGTGCTTCTGTATATGCCATGAAGAAAGGTAGTCGTGCAATAGCATTTTATAATCCTATAGAGGGTACTATGACGATTGCAGCACAGGTGCATCCGTTTAAGATTTATGCATTATTAAGTGATGGCATTATAGAAACAAAGGCTGTTGTACCTGTTAGAAAGACAATTAAGGCTAC